TGGGTTGGACGTGCCTCTACTGCTTTGTTCGGAAGGTAAAGGTAATCGCTTCGACTCATCCGGTTTAACTGGTAATCCGTATAGGTGCTTCCGGACGTACGTCGGACGACAGCGGACAAAACATTGATTAAATCTGTATCCAGATCATAGGAGGTGGTGCTTTCAGTCAGGTCTTCTGTTCTTTCGACAATGACCCAAAGATTAAGGCCACGGTTTGCCCATTCGGCAAACATTAAATTAAGGGAACGTCTGGCTGTTTCTAAGTCGTAACCTGTCCTTAATTCCAATCCACAACGCTCGAATGCTTCTTCGATTAACTCAGCGACGTTCAGGTCAAACGTGGTTGTTCCTGAAGTAGCCATTATTAAGGCCTACGATACTTTTTCTTATACTTTGTAACTGTTCCACCCGTTTTATATTTATGTGGAACAACCGCATAGTCCCCACGCGCGGTAGTTTCTTCCCTCATGTATCGTTTTCTCTCTGTCATTCCAGGCATTCTTTACTCCTAATTATTAGGTGCTTCGTAATATTTCAAAAACTCACACCAAACTGTATATTCATTTCCTGCATCAGCAGTCGATGGAATAACAAACAAAACATCCCCTGTATAGCCAGATGCTTCCGTATTTACCAGACCACCAATAGAACTGAAATCAAACATATTGTCATAGGACAGAGTTAGAAAAGTAACATCCGTACTTGCGTCCCAATCTAGGGATGCAGGAGCATCGGTTCCTCCTCCAACTGTGTACCATATTTTATTCAAAGCTACATGAAGACATGTTTCTTTATTGGCTGATTGATTCAAAGCAGAAACATCCACCAAAGTGGTACTACTTCCGCTTCCGTCTGAATAAACAGAACAATAAACAATAAGTTTCTTACCGTAGTCGTATTGAGTGGTAGGGCCTGTAACTGAATCAGCCATAATTCACTCCTTATTCAAATGGAGTGGCTAATGTACCATCACCATGCAAAAATGCTTCGCAATGCCACACCGATGCTGAAGTTGCCACTAGGCGAATAATTCCGCCCACCAGCCAACCCTGTGTTGCCGCTCCCAAGTCAATGGTATCGTCATTACTGGCATCAGGAATAAAGGTATTGGTATCTGTTGCAGTTGCTGGATCAAAGATCGTAGCAAAACCAGAAAATAAATCACTGGCATTGTCTGTATTGATCTGTCCTGCACCTGTGAAGGTAGTGCCAACGATAAAGGTATAGTTATATCCTGCTGCGGCAGTCGGCAGTGTTACCACAATACCTGCTGCTCTATTAAGAGTAAAAACTGTGCCTGAATCGGTTGATTCTACTGATTTGGTAGCAGATGTAATACTGCTGACATTAGAATAAGCGGAAAGATAACCCGTAGTGGTAATATTACCACTGGAGTCAATATCAAGATTTGTTGTGATGGCTCCAGTACCAGATGCTTTGCTGATTTGTTCAAAACCACCCTCCGATCTGACTGGTCCATTAAAGGTTGTATTTGCCATTATTTTTCTCCTGAAAAAAACCCTATCGTCTTGGCTTGTCTGCTAGGTCAGTCGATAGGTAATTTGTCCCTAGAAAGGTTGATGGGGGTTGAGTAAGAAACCCCCCCATCAATGGTTCCATATACGCTATTCCGTATTTAAGACGAGCCCGGTGAACCGAAGATACCTAGCGGATCGGATACCCCGAAGGAATATCTTTCTCTCGCTTTGTACCTCACGTTCCCTGTAGTGAAATCACCATCCATACTTGTTTCCATGGCGGTTCTTTCAAAGTGCTTCATGCCGTCAGGAACGTCAGTAGTCAAGAAGAAGGCATTGGTATCAGTCAAATAATGATTGATAGCATACCCCTCTGGAATTACTCCATTCGTGACAATAGCATTCACATCGTTATCAGCCGTGCCTACACGATAATTGCTTTCAAGCAATCTCGTGGCAACAAACTGAAGATCGGTGGGAATGACAAGCTTTCTCACACGAGCAGCAATTAACAAACCTCTTTCATCTGTCCACTTAGAAATTTGTATTACTGCGTCCTCAAGGGAAGTTTCGTTCAAGTCAGCGCCAGTTGATGGTCGATTACTGTTTGTACCACCATTCACCAATGGGTGAGAGGTACTAAACAGTGCGACACCATCGCCTGACGAAAACGTAGTTGAAAACCCGTTGTTTAACGGATATGCAGCTTTAACCTGTTTTGTGTAAGCCATAGCACGAGCCAACGCTTTGGTATATCTGCCAGAGAGAGAAACATAGAGGTTATCCTCCATTGCTTCTTCCGTGATAGAAAATCCCATACCGATGGTTTCGTGGGTATAGCGAGCCACAAAAGATTCTTGCGCTGTATCGAACACGATAGCAGAGCCTTCATCCTTTACTGGTGCCGCAGCGAAACCTGAAAGTTTCAGTTCTTCCTCAAATGATCGTTCAGATGATTCTGTAACATAGATTTCAGAATGTTCGCTTTCGTATTGAGCATATTCATCTCCAAACAAGGCGTTTAGCCCCGGTAGGAGTTCTTTCAGCTCTTGCGCTCTAGATATAGCAGCCATAATTTACTCCTTTTAGCCTACGCCAGTTGCGTTGAGCAGTTGATGCCCAGTGTTAAACATTACCAATACATCCGTATAAGCATCGCCAACAGCGCTGTCTGGACCATCGATAAATTCGATGAGCTTGACAGGTAACGTATTGGTGGTAGCTATAGTAGATATATCAACCGAATTTTTGCTGGTACCGATTGCCGTAGAACCCGCGGTCTGCACGACAGCAGCATTTTTACCAAGATCATCTTGGTCTGCTGCGCCATCGCATTGCATTTGCAGGACTATATACGGATCGATAGCAACATACGCCACAATATCGTCAGCAGCTATTGAAGCTGGAAAATATTGGTTTGGCGTAAATTGACCAGTGGTCGGATCAGTGTATGCACATCCAAGAAAGATACCTATAGGGGTCAATGACGTTGTCCCAGTATCTTTTTGAATAGTCGTATTGGGGTTGTCATCCCCCCACTTTACAAAATCTCCAAAGAATATGGATGTTCCATACGCATTTTTAATTTTGTAATGCTTGACTTGGTTGTTGAATGCACAGGATATGATCGAACCAACAGGTCTAGCCCCCATAGGGGTAGCTGATGCAGCCATAATCGTCTCCCGATTAAATTAATATAAAAATGTGACCCAATTAAGAATCACGCCCAAAAGACGTTCTCGACTTCCTTTCAAAAACTTGTTTTGTAGGCATTCGAGGGTCTTGATCTTTAAAGTATGCGTTGTCCACAGATTCTATCTGGTTTCTGGACATACGAGCAAAATGTTCGTCCCTAGCTTCCGCCATTTCTTTGGGCATTTTGCAAAGAAGACAACCACCAATCTCAACATTTCCTTTTCTTCCCCATTCTGATTTGTGGTCATTCAAGATATGGAGTTCTGGAACATCGGATGCCATAACAGGCTCCCATCCAGATCGAAGCTGTTTTGAAACATTCGGATTATCCGCCTGTCCAAGCAAGCTTGCTCTTATCCACCTGAATACCCAGCCAGATACAGGATCAGGACTTGGTAAATTGGTTTGGTCTTCCCAACTCATTTGTCGTTTTTCAGCTTCACGCCCCTCGGTCTCCCTCGGTTTACGCTCAATTGAAGTTTCCTCCGTAACTAAAGCATCAGTTCCCTGAGCTTCAACGCTTTCAATTTTCTCATTCATAAGAACCTTCCTCTAATTTTAGATATTGACTAGCATATGCTGTTGCGGATACTCCCAATTGTCTCGCAACCCTGAGTTGATCTCTGGTTAACGACACTTTGCGGGCTTTTTTGCCATTATGTCTCGATGATGGCGCAACCACACTCGCTGGTTGCTGTTTTGTTGTTGCCTTCACAACTTCCGTTGTTTTCGGCTGCACTCCAAAAAAGTCTGGAAACCGATTTCTCATACGAATATCGACTTCACTGTAATATTTTTCCGAATTCCCCGCAGGGTCTACCCCTTCTTCCCTGATCTCCTGATCCAAGTACAAGGCATAGGAGGTCATTTTCTGGTGGTTCGGGTCTTTGTTGTTCATGAACCAAGAATTCTTGTCCGACCATGTTTGCATATCAGGGTCGAGTTGCGGTTTTTCTGTCTGTTGCTGTGGCATGCGTACAGGTGGCATATCCTTGTTTGCCTGTTGCATTATATAATCGGCATAATTGCCTGCTTGCTGTTCCGCCAATGTTGCCTGTGAAAGCTTTTCCTGTGCCTGTGCCATTGCCTCCGAATCGCCTTCATCATTAGCCGCTTTCAATTCAGTCATCGCACTGTGTTTTGCCCATTGTGCATTGTTCAATGCCTGTTGGTTCAATTCCTGACCGCCTCTGTTAACAAAGCCATAAAGCCTTTGGTTGTCAGTCATTGCCTGTCTTAATTGATTGACCGCTTCCTTTTCTGCACCCAGTGCTGCATCCTTGGCTTTTTTCTCTGCCTCAAACTGTCTGCGAATATCTTCAATTTCGCCCTTGACCGATGTTTCCTCTACCAGTGCCTCGATTTGAGGTTCTGCGCTTTCCGTTTCGATAACCTCGACTTCAGGCGCTTTGGTAACAACTGCGTTCTTTATGCCAAAAAACTGGTCTTGCGCAGTTTCCACTGGTTGATCGTTTACTGTTTGTTTCTCTTGTTCGTTCATACTCTAACTACCCCCCTTGGGTCTTCGACAACCGCTTCCACAGTGTCATCGTTAATTATGCGAAATTCTTTTCCATAAATATTCAAACGAGTTCCTGAATAAGCACGAAACACAACCCAGTCTCCAGTTTTGCACCAAGGACCATTCGGATATCTTTCCTTGTCTTGGTAGCAATCCTCTCCCATCTTCAGGACGTAACCGCAAATATTTGCAACTTCTTCCAGATCAATGGTCTGTTTTGCCTTGACAATGCCACCTTCGGTTTTTTCTTCGGTCTCTGGCATCGCCACCAAAATTCGCCATCCCATAGGATTCGGCAACTGGCTTTTATCTTCTGCCTCTGCACTCTCCTTCAATTGTACACTCTCTTGCATTTATTCCTTTATGAACTTTTCAATCCAGTCAAGAATCTCACGTTCAGCAAGGGCTAACCCCTCAATAACTCCGACCATTTTCTGGTAATCCGAGAAATCTTTACACGCTCCCGTGGAAACATGATCAGCGTGGTCATTCATCAATTCACGCAATCTACCAAGTAAAAACTGGGACAGTGATTGCGCTTTGATATCATTTGCCACGCTTGCTATCTTCAGTCATCGTTTTTACAATGTCAACGATTTTTTCAACCTCCCTGATTTCCTGTCTCTTGGCTTCCTTGCCTTGTTCTTGCATATCGCTAGCAATACGCTGTCCTATGCTTGCACTGGCAATTCGCTCCTGTGAAGCAATGCGGTCTCGCTCCAAAGAGTCCTTGGATATCGCTTTCTGTGTTTCAAGCTGAATCATGGACTGGTCGGCTTGTGCTTTCCTCTGGACTTCGGATTCCTTGATTTCGAGTTCCTTCTGCTTGGCTTGAATCATTGGGTCTTGCATTTGTTCCTGTATCCTCTTCTCTTCAGCTTGCGCTACATGCGATTGAGTCAATCTCTGGGCGGCTTCGGCAATTGCTGTGGACAGCCTCTTTTCCAGATCATTCGGCAACGGCTCACCAAGCGGTGGCAGTTCCGTACCCAATTCCTGTTCAATCTGGTAACGATAGAGGAATGCCAGATGTTCACGCACATGGGATTCCATTTCCGCCTGCAACACTTGTGCATTCGGGCTTTCCTGTAGCTGTTGCATCATCACTGGGTCTTGCATTGCACTCATGTGTACTGTTATATGCGCCTCGTGGTTCTGGTATTCGTAAGCCTGTACGGGTTCCCCGTTGATAATGTTCATGTTTTCGGTCACTGGATCAGATGGCGGAATCTCGTTTTGCACTGGCACAATCTCTTCTGCATCATGAATTCCCAGTGAATCAAGCATCTGCCGATGCAATTCTGGCAAGTTGTACATCTCTGGCGCTTGTTGCGACAGTTGCAGAGCCGCCTGATACTGCATGATGCGCTGT